CCACCAAATGTAGGATTTAAATATCTTTCTCCAGGCTCAGTTAAAAAGAAATCTATTAAGTTAGTTTTAATAGCATTTTGGGTAGTATAAGTTGTTCTAAATACTCCGGGAGCATTAAAAGGAATAGCTACCCCAACCCCAGTTCCGGGTTTAGTATCTATGGGGAATATCCTTTTTGCTCCGAATGCCATTATTTACTTCCTTTCATTAATCCCATTATCATATCTAATCCTACATTTCCTGAAGGTAAAGATGAGCCTTCACCTGCTGTATCCATACCTGGTCTTACTTGTAAAGTATTGCCTATAGCATTGCTAGAATTAAACGATAAAGTATCCTGCCCTGGTGTAAAATCTCCCATTATAGCTTGCATCATTGCTCGTTTATTAACCGAAGGAGCGGATGGAGTAATAGGAGATTGAATTTGTTCTGTAACTACAGCGGTTTTAGGGGCACGAACTGCTTCTAGAAGAATATCTTTTAATTCTTCTTGAATCGCTTCCTTTACAGCTTCTTTAATGATTTTTTTAAAGTCTTGGGTTTTCATGATTATAAATATTAAATTAGTAAGCTCTTAAACCATTTTGGTCAATAATAAATTTAAGTTCGTCAATTAGAGTTTGATTGTTAGTTGTAAATGATAAAGGGGTTTCAAGTAATTTAATCCCATTAGTGTTTGATGCTACTGCTTTTCTACGAGTAACAGTAGGGGTATATTGTTCTTCTTCTATTTGTATTACAAATCCTTTATAGTTACCACTATTTACATCAGATTTAACCTGAATTTCAGATAGAGTTCTGACTGTATTAGAAATAGGAACTACTTGAGAATTAGGGGCGCAAAATGATATTAATATATCAAGTTGATTTAATATCCTAACTACTTTATTTATAGTAGATGTAACAGCCGCAATTGGGACTGCTGTAGAATTTAATGCCCCTTGATTTTTTTCTATAATAGGAATTACTTTATCGTCTAAAGTTTCTAGATCATTTAAAATAGCAGGAACAGAGCCTGGGGTTATGGGTAAAACTTTAGCAGCAGCTGATAATCCTATTTTAACACTTTCTATTATAGTAGACAATTGGCTTAAAGCATTTGTTATATCTTGGGTAATACCAATACTAAAATTTAACCCGTCCAACCTAGTACCTATACTATTTAATTGATTTACAATGTTATCTCTGGTTTGTATCAATTGGGCTAGTTCGGATGGGGCGGGACAATATTGTTGCTTTAGTTCTTCTATCTGTTCAGGAGTAGTAGCTTGAGCTTTAGCTTCTTCAAATTGTCCTATAGCATACTGCCTAACCATAGATACAAGTTTAGGTAATATTAATTGAAGTATTTTTTTACCTAATGTTAATATACGTTTACCTAATGCTTGTTTTCCTTTAGGTTTTAATTCTTGAGGAGTACTATCTTCTACTACTTTAGGATCGACCTGTTGAAGTGTAGTATTTTCTTGGGCTTGTTTTCTTGCAGCCGCTTCTTCTTGTCTTTGAACCTCTACTTGCTCAGGTGTAAGCTTAATCATTTTATATAATTTTTACAGTTTTAGATTTTAAACCTTCTAATTGATTAAGTAAATTGGTAACAGTAATATTAGTTAAAGCCGCTTGAGTATTAGTTGGAGCTAAGGGCGTACCTGGTGGAACCCCTACTTGTGTTGAAAGAATATTAGTTAAGGTTTGTAATTCTTTTAAAAGAGTTTTTAATACTTCAATAGTTGAATCCCCTAATAAAACAGATTCATTTGCGTTTTTATCTCCTAAAAATACCCCACCACCATCAGAAACGGGGTATGTGCTTAAAACTATGGGTTGGGTTGTATCAAAATTTATAGATTCAACTGCATTTAAGTTTATAGATTTTTTAGAAGATAGTAGCAAATGGTCTTCTGTAGTATTAAATACTAATCTACCTGAATTTAATATTACTTGTCTTCCTGCGTATTGGTTAGGAGCAGTAGGTTTGGTTTTATAACTGTTATAATTGTTTGTGCTAGAAACATTTATAGGAATTTTTTGAGTAGAAGTTAAATAAATAGAAGAATCATCATTATTTATATTTTCTGTTATGGGAATCCAACCTTCATTTGATTGTACTCCTTGTCCATTTCTTAAAATAGTAATAGGATCACCATTAGTCCCAATTGAAGACCATCTATTTTGGTCTTTAACAGTAGACCCTAAACGAATACTATTACCCCATCTTCCCTCTATAATTCTATCACCTTCAAATGGTAAAAGTGGGTGGATGTTTGCCCTTTCTTTAAAAGTTCTACCTAAAAATATTTCAGTAGATTGATCTGTAATTCGTCTAACACTTCCTGCTTGGGTTTGTTGGTAATCTTTCTGTTGGGAAGGGGGTAAAATATTTGAATTTTGAGGAAAAGCATTGTGGTGGGGGTGATTCCAAATACTAATAGTATTTATATAATAATTAGTTTTACTAGTAGCAAATTCCCCTATATTAGTATTAGGTAAAGATAATATATAAACTACTTCGTTTATAAGAGGAAAGGTTTTATAAGAAATATCTAAGGGTTTAGCTGTAGCATATAATTGACCTGGTGGGGTTGGAGCTGTAGAAATATCATATTCTATTGTCCCCAAACCATTCCATCCTCCTAATTCTTTAAATCTAGGATGGGTTTCATCTAAAACTATACTTACAACCCTTCCAGTTACGATTAAACTATTTAAACCTAATCTTGTAAAAAGGTTAAAATTATTTTCCCTAGAACTATTAGCTAGAGTATTTATTGATACTATACCCTTAGGACCAGGCATTACTCAGGTTTAAACTTGTTTATTTCATCAAGTAACTGTTGTTTTTCTTCTTCGGATATACCCAAAGATTCTCCACCTTGATTACTCATCGCGCGTTGGGCTAATGCTGCCATTTTAATGAGTAAATCATCATTTTTAACGCCAATTTCCATATATTCCTTAATCAATGGGACTATAAGAGTAGCGTCACCTATTTCTTCAATCATAGGTTTAAGTTCACCAATAAGCGCAGTGACTTGTTTATCTTTTTTCTTTTGGTTTTCGTATATTTCTTCTAAAATATTAGCGAATGTTTTTTTACCAAATACAACTTTATCAAATTGACTCATATCTATACTATTAGTGTGTTTATAAATATGACTTACCCAAATTTCGTATATCCGTTTTCTAAATAAAATAAATAGTTTTTCTTAAATATTAAATTTAAATGATTAGCTATTTTAGTAATACGAGGAGTTTTTACATCAATTTGTTCTCTAATATAAATGTAAAGAGCTTTTTTATTAAAAACATCAATGTCTTCTCTTTTTCTAAACAACTCTAAAATAGCATCCGCTACTTGGGCATCGTCTTTTTTAGGAAATAATTTAAATATATTATCGGTGCAATAATCAACATATAAATCTATAAATCCTGAGAGTTTATCGTTTATTGTATCGTGGATTTGCTCCTCTAAAGAATAAGTATGGGATTCGTCTTCTTCTAGTTCTGTAATTTCAACTTTATCTATTCTGCGTTTGTAATTTTGGGTGTTGTTTAATATCAAATAACGTTTTGCTATTGTTCCAAAATATGAATATGCTTTTGCTCCCTTAGAAGGATCGAATAAATGTATTTTAGAAAGAAGAAATGTTATTACTTCGTGCTGTAGATCCTCAATATTTTCAACCTCCGTATAGTAAAACTTGAAAGTATGAATTATATTTTCGGTTAATTTGAAAAAAGGATAATGAATATGTCTACTATAAATTAGACTTCGGGTGTATTCATCAGCTGTATTGTTGTATTTAACAATAGCATCCTCAGTATCCTGTGTAAAATATTGTGTACCTTTTTTAGGTTCTATTCCTATCATAATTTAATGTTGTAAGGTTTTAACATATCGCTCAATGCCTTGAGACGTTGAAAGAAAAAACCTACTTCATCATCGCTTTTAAAAGTACCAGCAGCATCTATTTTATCAATTCGTTCAGTCATAGTATAGATAACTTCTCCTAAACTATTAATATAAGTTTGGTATGAAACTATAACGTCTTGACGTTTACCCAACTCATCTTCCTGTTTTTCAACTTTGCGTAGAAGGTTAAAGGTCGTGTATCCTAGGACCACGACCATTAACGCTAAAATTATTGTTAAAATTATCATATACTGTCTAATAGATTTTTTAAACCTTCACTTTTAAGTGTACTTAATGCTTTTTGTTGTTTGTTTATAGTAGGCTTAGTGTTGGACTTAGTGCTAGCGTCCAATGTAAAATTCTTTTTAGGGGATTCCACGGAATTTTTAAATTTTGGCAACCACTCTCTTTCAAACTCAATTCTCGCTGCCATTAAATCTGCTTGGTGTAAAACAAATGGAAGACAAGTACGTGGCTTTTGTTCGGGCATATAAGTCATAAGAT